GTAGCTACGTTGCCAAGGGTGTCGTTTCTTCAAACGACACCCCCTATGTCCACCCGCAGAACGGACAGGTCTACCGCGAGTTCCTCCTGTCACAGCGCGACACCCTCGTGGTGGTTTCGGGTTACAGCGTTGAGTTGCGGGCGCGGATCATTGACCGCTGGCAGGAGCTGGAATCTCAGGTAGGTCATTTCCTAATTCCGGCGACATACGCCGAAGCATTGCAGGCTGCTGCCGATCAGGCCCGGGACAACCAGTCGCTTCGTCTGGTCATCCTCGATCAGGCGCCGAAGGTTGCGGCCATCAAGCGGCTCGCAGCAGCTGGCGGTGCCATCTGCATCACAGACGCTGCCAAGCACCTGCAAGTCCAGCCCTCGAAGCTGTTCGCCTGGCTGGAACAGCACCGGTGGATTTTTCGGCGCGCAGGATCAGGCCGTTGGACGGCCTACCAGCCGCGTATCACGTCCGGCTACATGATCCACAAAGTCACTTCCTTGAAGGCTGATCCTGAAACCGGCGTTGAGCGCGCGGCCTTCGATCCATTGGTCACGCCGAAAGGTCTTGCCCGTTTGGCTGAAATCAATATCGGAGCCTCGCTGTGAGTGTTCAAGCAATGTCCTGGGCGCTCTCTCTGCCCACCCAATCCCTGAAAGACTCAAGCGCACGTCACGTGCTGTTGTGCTTGGCCAACTACGCCGGTTCGAACGGTGCCGGGGCTTTCCCATCAGCTTCGACTCTGGCTCAAGACACCGGGCTGTCCGAGCGCACCGTGCGTTACAAGTTGGACGATCTGGAGAAGTCCGGGTTAATCCAAAAGGGCAATCAGGCCATTGCCGCCGTGCACATCGACCGTCACGACCGCCGCCCAGTCGTTTACGACCTTCAACTATTGCGGGGTGCAAATCCTGCACCCCGTACAAAACGGGGTGCAAATGACGCAACGGGGTGCAACTCACAACAGAACGGGGTGCAGCCTACGACAGAACGGGGTGCAGCCACTGCACCCAATACATCAATTAACCATCAAGTAACCGAAGAGCAGCAGCGCGAGATTTCCGAAGTCATCGCCGAGCAGGATCGTCAGGCCCTCGCTGCCGATGATCGCCAACGCTTCCCCATGTTCACCACCTGGGCACCGAGTGAAAAGGCGTTGGCTGATCAACTCACCATCGCCGGCTTGCCTCACGACTCGGTCACTGACGAACTTCTCGCGGGGTTCAAGGGGTTCTTCGTCGCCAAGTCTTCGACCGTCGACAGCACAGCGGGCTGGTGCTTCCGTCTGGTCGCTTGGGTCAAGCGTGAGCGAGTAAAGGCAGCAGGATCCGCATCGCCTACCGCTTCGGACGAGTTCGATGACGAAAACACCGAATGGATGAATGGGGGTGCGAAATGAGAGCAGTTTCCACGGTGGCGGCACAGGCCGTGACCAAGGTTCGTCACGGCGAATTCGTCGACTCGACCACTGAAATATCGGTGCAGGTCCAGCAGGATCAGGCCCACGAAACCGGCAAGGTGATCAACCAGCTGTTCCGCCAACTGCGCTCGATCCGCACCGCATGGCGTCAGGCTTGGCCGGACGCGAAGGCCTACAAGGAATCGAAAGCCACCTGGTTGCAAGCGTTCATCGAGAACGGTATCTGCACTCAGGAACAGATCAATATCGGCCTGATCCGCTGCCGCGCCGAGCCCTCCGACTTCATCCCGAGCGTCGGCAAGTTCATTCAAGGTTGTGTGCCGATGCCGGAAATGCTCAGCCCGCCGCTGCCGAACGTGGAGACGGCGTACAAGCAGGCCCTGCGTAACTGCCATCCAACGATGCACGGTGTTGCGAAGTGGTTTCACCCGGCCGTCTACCACGCTACTGCCGCCGCTGGATTTAACAGCCTGCCACTGCTCAGCCGGGAGCTGGGCTTGATCAGCTTCGAGAAGCGGTATCTGGAACAGGTTCGCAAAGTTTGGATGGGCGAGCAGCTCGGCCCAGTTCCGGTAGCTGAGTTGGCCGCACCGGCTGCTGAACGTACCCCCGAGGTTGGAAATCAAGCGTTGGCCGCTCTCCGTGCTATGCGCTCGGGAGGTGTGGCCCGTGTCTGATTCCCGCCTTGCGCCGACCAATCCCGCTGAGTACCGCTTCGCCGTGCACTGTTGCGGCTACAAGTGGGACCTCACTGATCAGCCAGACCGTGCCGTCGCGCTGTTCGAACATCAATCTGCGGCTGAGAAGTTTGGCAGCCTGATGTGGCCGACCACCTTCGAAGTTATCGATGTCGTCACTGGAGAAAAGTTATGAGCGAAATCCTGATCCATCTGTGGCTCGGCTTCCTGTTGATCACCTCCGGCGGCGTCCTCGAAGCCTGTCGCCGTCTTGATCGTCGGTACCGGATTGCGCGAGGTGAGCGTAAATGACACCTGCCGTCCCGAAGCTATTCAAGTCAAAGCCCATGCGCGCCAAGTCAGTCGACCGTGAAGGGCAGGAGCAGGCCGCACTGCTGACTGAGTTGCGCATCCGTATGCCGGAGGTGGCTGACCTGATCTATCACGTCCCCAACGGCGGGCATCGGCACGTACTTGTGGCGATGAAGCTGAAAGAGCAGGGCGTGGTCGCCGGTATTCCCGATCTGGTGCTGACCATGGCTCGCGGTGGCTACTTCGGGCTGTACATCGAGTTCAAGGCTACACCGCCGAACGATGCCCCGATCTCACCGAGTCAGCACGAACGCATCCGCAAGCTGAATGCCCAGGGCTACTTGGCGGTGGTGTGTCGGGGCCACTTCGACGCGATGGAGCAGATCCGCGCCTATCTGCGCATGGCTCCGACCGTGGTGGCTGCATGAGTAGCGCCGCGGTCAAGATCACAGATGCCGAGATCAAGCGACAGGCTGTCGGCGACGTGCGGGATCTGCGCGACATCGAGAACCGTGGCCTGTACCTACGGTTTACTAAGGCCCGCGAACGTGCCTCTTGGTACCTGGTGGTGAAGGGCGAGTGGAAGCGCATCGGCAGCTTCCCTGACCTCAATGCCAAGCAGGTCGTTGCCGCATTGCCGGCGATTCGTCTGCGCCTCGATGCCGGTGCTGGCTCAAACCTATCAAAGTGGGTTCTGGTCGGTGAGTTGCTGGGCTGGTACGCCGACCGGATGGCCCGCGACCGTAGCCTGTCGAGCAAGCGCAAAAGGACCGGCGCCTCGCTGATCAAGTGCCACCTGAAGCCGTTGCTGGGGGCTGTGCCACTGGCCTCAATCAACAAAGCCACCCTGGACGATCAATTCATGTGGCCTGCACAAGAAACCATCGGCATCGACTACGTGCGCTCAGCGTTTCAGCTGCTGGCCTTGGCATTCCGCCAAGCATTCAAGCTTCGGCTGATCTCGGCCAACCCGATGAAGGACGTCAAGTTCAGCGACTTCTCCAAGGCCAAGGTGGGGGTGAAGCCGTCACGGTTGCGGGTCACCCAGCTTCAGGAACTGATTACCCTGCTGCGGGATGCCATGGCCAGCGCGCCTGCTGACGCCATGCTCGCCCTGATGATGCTGTGCCACGGCACCCGCATTGGTGAGACCCGGCAGGCCCAGTGGTCGCATATCAGCCTTGCTGAGCGGGAGTGGTTCATTCCAGCCGAGAACACCAAGACCGGCGTCGAGCACCATTTACCACTGACTGACCAAGTACGGCAGATGCTGATCGGTTATCGCGAAACTCAGCGGGTGAACGGTTACGACGGTCAGTTCCTGTTCCCATCCCGCAATGGCAAGGCCCTGAGTGAAGGTCAAGCCAGTTCCGTGTTCACACGGTTGGGGCAGGGCGAGTGGACCAGTCACGACCTTCGCAAAGTGGCCCGCACCGGGTGGGCAGATATCGGCATTGACCACCTGATTGGTGAGCTGCTGATCAACCACGCCATGGGCCACAACGTGAAGGTGTACATCCAGTCGGACGTGATGAGCCGCAAGCGTGAAGCCTTGGACAGGTGGTGCGCGTATCTAGACGCAAAAGGTTTCAAGCGTATCCACACCTTGACCGGCTTTAGATCGGGAGATTCTGGTAATGCGCTGGAAGCCTCACAGGATAAGGGCTGCGAGGCCATTCAAGAATCAACCATAGGCGAGGTTTAAAAATGATGAAAAAGAGCAGTGGCCCCGCCTTTGTGCGCAGTTTGATCCCGATGACCGAGTGCCCTTCGTGTGCTGGGAAGGGGCTCATCAAGGGTTTGCTTCATGAACTCGACTGCCTCGGCTATCACTCATCCGGCTTTGTTCATGCTCAAACGCTGGAGCCGTTGCTGATGGAAGACCTGGTTGTCCAGCTTGGTCGGATGGTTCGCCGGGAGCGGAGCCAGCTGAACTGTTCGCCGGGCGTTGGTGGAGCCCAAGGCCAATACGAACAGAACAACCGCCGCGGTGCCGGCGGATCGAACTTCACAGGGGATTGATCGATGGGCATATATAAAGACGTGATGGGCACCCTGGTACGTGTACTGGCCGCAGACAACATCGACAACAGCACGAAGCAGTCTTGGCAGAAGCTGATCGATGCCGACCTTCGCTCAGGCGGTACCGGCAGTTCGATCTCCGTGCGGGACAAGTTCGATTACGACTGCTGCCTATATGCCTTGCTTCATCGCGAACTGGCTCCTGCTCAGTGGGATGCGCTGGTGGCGAAGTACTCGACGCACAAGGCCAACAAGGTTTCCGCTATTGGGCGCCTGGTGTCCCGAATGGTTTCCCCGGCGCCACAGCTGTTCGTTTATAAGGCGCTCACCGCATGGGCAATTCCTAAGCTCAAGGGTGTCCAGACTGGCAAGCGATCCACGGACATGATCGTTCTGCCCGCTGAGTTCTACGATATGAACACATGGGACCTCGCCGGCTCTCCGGAGCGCACTCGCCGCAACTGGCGCGGCGGTATTCACAAGCGGCTTGAGCAGTTGGAAGAGGCCGCCGTGATCCATGCGACAGAGATCTTCGACGCCGAGCAAATCTTCGTAGACGCTGCTTGACCATGATGGCCGTTTGGCCGTAAATTAACCCCATCATGTCGATCTTGCGCGTTATGAGAGACGACACAAAAAGCCCAGCCCATCGCTGGGCTTTTTGCATTATGCAGATGAATGCGCAGGCTGATGCGATAGGGATTCGTACTCCCGAGCCTGATGCCGGAGATCAGCACCGGCCATTTGCACCAAATTCCAAGCCTCGCCACCGTGCGGGGCTTTTTCGTTTTCTAAGGAGCACCAATGGCTGAGCCGAGCAGCAGTGCAGTCGTCGCTGGCGCAGGGATTGTCGGTGTCACCGCTGTGAGTCTGTGGCCTGGCGTGGACGTGAACGCTGTCATTGGATCATTCGCCGGCGCCATCTTCTTCGTGGTGTTCGCCAAGGAACTGGGATTGCTGGCTCGGGCGGGCTATTTCGTCGCGTCATGGATTGGTGGGTACTACGTGGCCAGTGAGGTCATGGAGCGCGAACTGGCCAAGGCTTCAGGGCTGGTCGCCTTCATTGGCGCGCTGCTTTGCGTCACGGTTGGAGTCAGTCTGCTGCTGTGGTTGGGCGGCGGGAAAATGCCCGGCTGGATGCAATGGGTGGCCGACAGATTCGGAGGCAGCCGCAATGGTAATGGTTGATCCATGGACTCTACTTGCTGGTGCCTTCTGTGGTGCCATTTGCTACCGCATCGCGACCTACCGCAGAGACGGTGCCCGCTACCGGGCTGGTGTTTCGTGCCTTGCCTATCTGCTCGCCGTAGCAACCGGTTGTGAGTGGCTAACGGTCATGCTCGCAGTTCTACTAGCCAAGCCTGTGACCGCTGTTTCCCCATTCATTCTCGTCGAATTGCTCGTGCTGCTGATACTGGTGTACCGAGCTCGCGGCAACGTCGCAAGAGTCCTGAGGCTTGACTGATATGCAACTGATCGACAACTGGAAACAAGCACTGAGCATGACCAGCGTTCAGGCCGGTGGTGCTATTGCTGCGCTGGGTATCGCTGAGCAACTGATGCCGCAACTCCAGGCAGTGCTGCCGCCGATTGCTTATGGCGTGCTGGGCCTGTTGGTGATGGTTGCCCGCGTGGTGCTTCAGCCGAAGTTGACCAAGTAGGAGTTGGTGATGGCTTGCGGTGGGTGTGCGTCACGGCGTGACTGGATAAAGAAGTGGAGCAAGGTGGCGTATGAACGATCCATTGATCTCATTGCTGGAAAGACTGGTGACCGCTCAAGAGAGCGCGGCCCAGTCAATGAGCCAGGTAGCCGAGAGGCTGGACCTGTTGATTCAGGCGATGGCCGAGGATGAGCCAGAAGATCCTGATGCTCAACCACTTACCTACATGGACGGCACCCCATGCCGCTGAGGCCACAGAAGCCATGCAACGCGCAAGGTTGCAATATCCTGACCCGCAACCCTCGCTACTGCGATGACCATGCTCACCTACTGAAGAGCGCGGCCAGAGCCAAGCCAAGGGAGAGCAGCACCAAGCGCCACTACAACTACAAGTGGCAACAGGCCCGTGCTGGGTTCCTTGCCAAGTACCCGCTGTGTCGTCATTGCTCTGCTCGTGGCCTGGTCGTGGTGGCCACCGATGTCGACCACATCATCCCGCACAAGAACGACATGGCTCTGTTCTGGGACAAGTCCAACTGGCAAAGCCTGTGCGGACCGTGCCACTCGGCCAAGACGGCCGCCGAGGACGGTGGATTCGGCAATGCGAGGCGCTGAAAGCAGAAAAACCTCGAAAAAACAGTGAAATTCGACCAAATGAGAGCGATTCGCGCTCAGGGGAGGGGGAGGGTCGAAAGTCTGGGCCTTTTTGCTTCTAGACCGCGCCCTCAATCGTTTTCTTACACCCGCGAAATTAAAAATTCAGGAGTTGCGCGATGGGAGGCACCGCCACGGTCGCCGGCCGTGGTCGCAAACCCAAGCCGACGGCGCAGAAGAAACTTGCCGGGAACCCCGGAAAGCGGGCGCTCAACAATGATGAGCCTCAGTTCACGACCGTCAGAAATATTGATCCGCCGGAGTGGTTGAGCGATCGCGCCGCCACCATGTGGAAGATGCTTATCCCTGAATTACTCCGGGAAAAAGTTGTTGCGCTGACCGATCTGCACAACGTCGAGGCGTTCTGTACAGCCTATGACAAGTGGCGGATGTCCGAAGAAGCGGTGCAGAAATTCGGGATCGTCGTCGAGTCTGCCCAGGGCAGCCCAATGAAAAACCCAGCGCTCACCGCCGCGAATGAATCCATGCGGCAGTTGGTCACTTTCGGCTCGCTGCTGGGACTCGATCCCGCCAGCCGGACGCGAATCATCGGCGGCAACAAGCAATCATCCACCAACGAATTCGCCAAACTACTGAGTTCCTGATGACCAAAGCCCTGCACGCCAATGTCGATAAGGCAATGGCGTGGGGCCGCTCCGTGTTGCGCGGCAAGGTGCCGGCGTGCCGGTACATCCATCAGGCAGTGCAACGCCACTTCGATGACCTGGCGGCCAGCCGCAAACGCGGCTTTCGCTTCAAGTTCGATCCAGTCAAAGCCGAGAAAAAACTCAAGCTGATCCAGCTGCTGCCGCACACCAAGGGTGAATGGGCGTTCAAGCGTCAACTCATCACCCTTGAGCCGTGGCAGCTTTTCGGCCTGGCCGTCACCTTCGGCTGGGTGAAGAAGAAGGGCGGGCACCGCCGGTTCCGAGAGAGCTACTGGGAAGTGCCGCGCAAGAACGGGAAATCTGTTGTCGCCGGCGGCGTGGGCATCAGCATGTTCGTTGCCGACGGCGAGTTCGGTGCCGAGGTGTACTCAGGTGCGACCACAGAGAAACAGGCGTGGGAGGTTTTCCGCCCTGCGAAGTTGATGGTCAGCAAGTCACCACATCTCATCGAGGCAGCCGGCATCGAGGTCAACGCCTCGAACATGAACATCCCGTCCGACTTCAGCCGCTTTGAGCCGCTGATCGGCAACCCGGGCGACGGTGCATCCCCCAGCTGCGCCATCGTCGACGAATACCACGAACACCCGACGTCGGCCCAGTACGACACCATGCTGACCGGTATGGGTGCAAGACGTCAGCCGCTGATGTTCATCATCACCACCGCCGGCGCCGATATCGAAGGCCCGTGTTATGACAAGCGGCGCCAAGTCATCGAGATGCTCGAGGGCACGGTGCCGGATGAGGAGCTGTTCGGCTGGATCTGGACGCTCGACGAGGGCGACGATTGGACCGATCCAAAAATGCTGGCCAAGGCCAACCCAAACCACGGGGTTTCGGTATTCCAGGAATATCTGGAGAGCCAGCAGGCCAGGGCAATTCGCTCGGCTCGGTTCACCAACACCTTCAAAACGAAACACCTAAACCTCTGGGTGAGCGCCAAATCCGGCTTCTTTAACATGGAAGACTGGAAGTCGTGCGAGGACACCACACTCACCCTGGAGCAGTTCGAGGGTCAGGAGTGGATTGCAGGCTTCGACCTGGCGCGCAAGCTGGACATGAACTCCCGGGCGCGCTTGTTCTGGCGAGTGATCGACGGGAAGACCCACTACTACAGTGTCGCTCCGAAGTTCTGGGTGCCCTATGACACTGCGTATGACAGCGACAACAAGCGCATGTCAGAACGGTTCCAGGCCTGGATCAACTCCAAGCATTTGGAGATAACCGACGGCGCCGAGATCGATTATCGGGAGATCTTCGAAGACACCAAGGAAGCCAATCACCAGGCACCCGTTCGCGAATGCTCGATTGACCCGCACGGCGCCACGGGGTTGAGCCACGACCTTGACGACGAGGGTTTCAATCCGATCACGATCACGCAGAACTACACCAACATGTCAGATCCGATGAAGGAACTCGAGGCGGCCATAACCGCCGGCCGGTTTCATCATGATGGCAATCCGATCATGACCTGGTGCATCGCCAATGTGATCGGCAAAAACATGCCCGGCAACGACGATGTCGTTCGCCCGATCAAGCAGGGCGAAGACAACAAAATCGATGGTGCGGTGGCGCTGATTATGACGATCGGCAGGGTAATCGCGAACGCCCATCCAGAGGAAACCCTCTCTGATCACATAACGAAGCACGGACTCAGGACGCTCTAATGCGGCTATTAAAGAACATCGGTCGACTGTTCGGCATCAAGGGTGATCCTCTGATTATCGATACACCCGAAAAACTAGCCCAGGCACTGGGGTCGGGATATGAAACTGCCTCCGGCCAGCACGTCACAACGTCCAGCGCCATGCAGCAGCTCACGGTATTCAATTGCGTGCGGGTGCTTGCCGAGTCGATTGGCATGCTGCCCTGTCAGTTGCTTAAAAGAGTGGGCAGAAATCGCGAGCCTGCGACAGATCATCGCCTGTTTCCGCTATTGAGTATGGCACCCAACGGCTACATGACCTCCCAGGAGTTTTGGGAGCTGCTGATTGTGTGCCTCTGCCTTCGCGGGAATTTTTATGCCTACAAGGTCATGGCGCTGGGCAACGTGGTTGAGTTGCTTCCGATCAATCCTGATCTGGTCAAGCCAAAGTTGAAGGACGACTGGACGGTCGAGTACACCGTCAACTTCAAGTCCGGAATCAAGGTGCTAACGCAGGATGAAATCTGGCACGTTCGGCTGTTCACCCTTGATGGCCTCAACGGGCTGAACCCAATTGCTTATGCGCGACAGGCTCTAGGGTTAGGCCAAGCGATGGACGCTCATGCCGCCAAACTGTTCACCAACGGCGCGGTTGCGAGCGGTGTGCTTTCAACATCGGAGGCGTTGACCGACGAGGCTTTCGAAAGACTTAAGACGCAATTCAACGGCGAGCACATGGGTGTGGCCAACGCCTATAAGCCGATGATCCTTGAGATGGGGCTTGATTGGAAACCTATCAGCCTAAGCGCCCAGGACACTCAATTCATTGAGTCCAAAAAGCTGACTGCCGCGCAGATCTGCGGCCTGTTCCGTGTTCCACCCCACTTAGTGGGTTCCATGGAGCAGATGACACTCAACAACATTGAGCACATGGGCATGGCCTTCGTGAACTACTCGCTTGTTCCGCTGATGACTCGTATCGAGCACCGCGTGAGTGTCGGTCTGCTCAACGAAAAAGACCGCCTGACGCATTACGCCAAATTCAACGCCGGCGCCTTGATGCGTGGCGACCTCAAGGGCCGCTACGAGTCTTACGGCAAAGGCATCCAATGGGGGGTTTTGAGCCCGAACGATTGCCGCGACCTGGAAGACCTGAACCCCCGAGAGGGCGGCGACATTTACTTGACCCCCATGAACATGACAACCAAACCGGAGTCGGCTGATGCAGACAAAACAACGCCTTGATCTGCCGCTGACCATCAAGTCGGTCAGTGACAGCGGCGAGTTCGAAGGTTACGGATCCGTCTTTGGCGTAGAGGACAGCTATGGCGACGTAGTTGTTCGCGGAGCGTTCGCTGCCACATTGGCCAAATGGAAAGAAAAAGGCCGACTACCTGCGATGCTTTGGCAGCACAACATGAGCGAACCGATCGGCATCTACACCGAGATGCGCGAAGACGATACCGGTCTTTATGTGAAGGGGCAGCTGCTGGTCGAAGCTGATCCGCTCGCCAAGCGCGCCCATGGGCATATGAAGGCTGGCAGCCTCACCGGCATGTCCATCGGTTACATGCTCGACGATTACGAATACGACAAGGAAAAGGGCGTTTGGATCTTGAAAGCGATCGATCTGTGGGAAGTCTCCCTGGTCACCTTTCCTGCCAATGATGAAGCCCGGATCACTGATGTGAAATCTCTGCTGGCGCGCGGTGAAACACCGCCGCCCAGCAAAGTGGAGCGAGCCCTTCGAGAGGTTGGGTTTTCTGGCTCCCAAGCCAAGGCATTCATGGCCAAAGGCTACGGCGCAGTTTCACCGCGAGAGGCGGGTGCCGACGAAGCACTGCAATCACTTAAATCCCTGATTGAACGAATGTAAGGAGCCTCTCATGGCTGTTGAAAAGAAAGATATCGAAGACGTCGCTGAAGCCCTGGGCAAGAAGTTCGACGAGTTCAAAAAGACCAACGACAAGCGTATTGACGGCCTTGAAGAAGAAAAAGGCAAATTGTCTGGCCAGGTCGACACACTCAACGAAAAACTGGGCGAGTTGGACGAGCTGAAAAGTGCGCTGGAAAAGGAGCTGATTGCACTGAAGCGTCCCGACGGCAGTGGCACCAAGGCTGCCAGCGAGCACAAGGCCGCCTTCATGCAGTTCGTGCGCAAGGGTATCGATACCGGTCTTGGCGATCTTCAAGCGAAGGCGCTTCAGATCGGAACCGAAGCTGATGGCGGCTACGCGGTTCCCGAAGAACTGGACCGCAACATCATCGAATTGCTGCGTGACGCTTCGCCTATGCGCCAAGTGTGCAACCAGATCACCGTCGGCACTCCGGACTACAAGCGCCTGGTGGGACTCGGCGGTGCGGGTTCAGGTTGGGTTGGTGAAACAGCAGCACGACCTGCCACCGGCACTCCGACCCTCGGCCAGATCTCGGCATTCATGGGCGAGATCTACTCCAACCCGCAGGCCACCCAGACTAGCCTCGACGATATCTTCTTTAATGCTGAAGAGTGGCTGAACAGCGAGGTAGCTCGCGAGTTCTCCGAGCGCGAAGGCAATGCCTTTCTGCTCGGCGATGGCACGAACAAGCCGAAAGGGTTGTTGGCTTATCCAATGCTTGCGACCGGCGATGACACGCGCGCTTTTGGCACTCTCCAAAAGATGGTCTCCGGCATCGCTGGCGGCTTCAACGGTGACAAGCTGATCGACTTGATTCATGCGCTGAAGGCTGGATACCGCGCGAACGGCACCTTCATGATGGGTAACCTAACCGTGGCTTACACCCGCAAGCTTAAAGATAGCGATGGCAACTATCTGTGGCGCCCAGGCTTGGAAGCCGGTCACCCGTCGACCCTTCTGGGCTACGGCATTACCGAGAACGAAGACATGCCGGATGTCGCTGCAGATGCAAATGCGATCGCGTTCGGCGACTTCAAACGCGCCTACACCATCGTGGATCGCATCGGCACTCGCGTGCTTCGTGACCCCTACACCAACAAGCCGTACGTTGGTTTCTACACCACCAAGCGCGTCGGCGGCATGCTGGTCGACTCCCAGGCCGTTAAGATTTTGACCCTCAGCGCTGTGTAACCGTGGCGGGCGCCTTCGGGCGCCCGGCCCGCAGGAGTGCAACATGCCAACAATCAATGTGACCCAGTCGTTCCCCTTTGCGGTTGACGGCAACGAAGTCATTCAAATCGAAGTCGGCGAGCAGGAGGTTTCTGATCGCTGCGCTCTGGTTGCCGTAGAGCACCTGGGGTTCGCCACGTTGCTCGATGTCGAAGGCAGAATCGAAACTGATCCGCTCAAAATGAAGATCGACGACCTTCGTGTTTGGCTGACAGAGAGACACATCGACTTCGATTCCGCGGCGAAGAAGCCAGAACTACAAGCCCTGGTCCCGAAGGATGATTGATCTACTTATCGTCAAGACTCATTTGCGGGTCGATTATGACGATGAGGATGCGCTGATTGAGGGTTACAGAGATGCAGCCCTCAGCGCATTTGAAGCCTGGACAAATCGCACCCTTATCTCCCCGGAAACCCCTCTTCCTGATCCGGTAGGCAACGCATTGGTAATGAGCAAATCAATTCAGCAGGGGGCTTTGTTGTTGATTGGGCATTGGTATAGCAACCGCGAAACAGTGGTGATTGGGACAATTACTGCCGATTTGCCGATGGCCACCAATGCGCTGTGGAAGCCTCATCGATGGATTAATTTTTAAGGGGGGTCTATGCGAGCCGGTAAATTGCGGCATCGAATAGTTTTCCAAGGGCCGGGACAAGTTCAGGATCCGCAAACCGGCGAGATGATCGATGGCTGGGAGACCATCTGGGAGAAAGTGCCGGCCTCGGTCGAACCACTCAGCGCTCGCGATCTCATCGCGGCGCAGGCGGGGCAGTCCGAGGCATCCGGCCGCATGGTGATCCGTTACCGCTCCGGCGTATTGCCGACGATGCGCATTCTTCACCGTGGCGACGTCTACAACATCCAGGGTCAGCCGATGCCAGATCCGGTGTCAGGCCTCGAGTACCTCACCATCCTGGTGTCGAAGGGGTTGAATGATGGCTAACAACATCGAGTTCAGCTTGGCCGGCATGGATTCGCTGATCGGAAAACTCGAAGCCATCAGCTACGACGTGAAGCGCAAGGGCGGCAGGACAGCTCTGCGTAAGGCAGCACAGCTGATTGCCGGCAAGATGAAAGAGGGCGCCCAGAACATCGATGATCCTGAAACGGGGCGCTCTATCGCGGATAACGTCGCGTTGCGGTGGAATGGCCGGCTGTTCAAATCGACCGGCGATCTCGGTTTCAGGGTTGGCGTTCTGCGCGGCGCCGTGCTGAAAAACGGTGGTGACACATCGGCCCACTCGCCGACACCCCACTGGCGCTTGATTGAATTCGGTACGGAGAAGATGCGTGCACAACCCTTCGCGCGGAAAGCTTTGGCAGACAACATCAGCGAAGCGACAAACACATTCATAACGGAATACGAGAAAGCCATTGACCGTGCGATCAAACGTGCGACCAAGGCTACCGGGAGTAACTGATGCCAGCAGCTCCTATATTCGCCGTGTGCGCGGCTGATGTCGGCGTTCGCGCTTTGCTTGGAGTAACGCCACACCGGCTGTATCCATTCGGTGAGGCGCCGGAAGGCGTGACCAAACCATATGCTGTTTGGCAGTTGGTCACTGGCAGCCCGGAGAATTACTTATCCGGCCGCCCAGACTTGGACGGCTTCACGCTCCAGGTTGACGTGTACGCGGTCACTGCCACATCTGCGAGAGCGGTCACCGACGCAATAGCCCATGCCATTGAGCTAAAGGCCAACGTCGTCAGCTGGGGCGGTGAGAGCAAGGACACAGCAACAAATCTTTACCGGTCGAGCTTTGACGTCGACTGGCTTGTACCCAGATAGCCAATCCCTGAACCCGTCCCGCCATGTGCGGGTTTTTTATGTCCGACATTTGGAGAAAGCCATGTCGATGCTCACCCAAGGCACACAGATTTATGCGCTGGTGCCGACCGCCGCTGACCCCGCCATTCTCGAAGTCCTCGAGATCGAGTGCGCCACAGCATTCAATCCGGGTGGAAACCCTGCCGATCAGATCGAAGTTACATGTCTTAGCGATAAGGTACGTCGCTATCTGCGCGGTCTTCGCACCCCCGGCCAAGCGTCCCTTACCCTCAACGCCGATTCGCGCAACGCCTCGCACATTCGCCTGCACGCCCTCTCCGAAGACGACACCATCGAGAGCGTTTCGTGGGCTGCTGGCTGGTCCGATGGCATCGGCATCCCGCCGACCCTTAACGTCGCCGGCGATGACTTCGAGCTGCCGGCTACGCGCACCTGGTTCATTTTCGAGGGCTATGTCTCGGACTTCCCGTTCGACTTTGCAGCCAACACTGTGGTGACCACCGCGGCCACCATCCAGCGTTCGGGCGGCTCTGCCTGGATCCGCAAGACAACTACTCCGTAAGGATCAATCATGCAGCTGAGTATCAACAGCCTGAAAGAGGTGGGCGCCTTCACCGGCGCTCCGGTAGAAAAGAAAATCACCTGGAAGCAGGGCGATACCGAGCTCACTGCTACCGTGTTCGTCCGTCCGCTTGGTTACTTGTCTGCGGTCAGCGATGTGCTGGCGGCTGGCGGCAAGCGTGATGGCATTGCCGGGCGCATTGCGGCGTGCATTTGTGATGAGAGCGGCGCGCCTGTGTTCACGGTCGACGACATTACTGGCGCCGCTGATCCGGAGCGTGGCGCCTTGGATGGCAACTTGACCATGGTGCTTCTGTCGGTGATCGCGGAGGTTACCGGTATGGGAAAGACGATGAGCTCAGCGCCCTCGACGAGCTCTGGCACGAAATCGCGATCACGTTCGGCTGCTCCATCGCGGAAGCGCAAGCCCGCCTGAGTTATCCGGAGTTCCGGCGGTGGCAGAAGTACCGAGAAAAGCGCGGGTCGCTCAACTGGGGAATGCGCATAGAGCACGGCACAGCAATGCTCGCGACGCTCTATGCCAACACAAACAGCCAGAAGGGTGGGTTCAAGATTTACGATTTCATGCCGCATGATTCGGAACAGCCGCTGTCGCTCGAGCAGGCGATGGCGTCGTGGGCATAACTGCCGCATCTCGCTGAGCGCATCCGACAACTCGACTCGCTAAGGCGGGTTTTTTTACGCCTGGAGTTTTTATGGCTTCCCGATCGCTTGGTACGTTAACGCTGGACCTGATCGCCAAGATCGGAGGGTTTACAGGTCCACTCGACAAAGCCAGTCGCGAATCTCAAAAGCGTATGGCCGAGATCCAAAAATCCGCAGAGAAAATCGGGATTGGCATCAGTGCTGGCGTCTCGGCTGGTGTTGTAGCTCTGGCCGCACTGACGGTTTCGTCGGTCAAAGCTGGGGCCGAGATTACTCGTTTTGCACAGTTGTCCGGTACGAGCTCCACCGAGTTTCAGAAATATGCTGCTGGTGCAAAAACCGTAGGGATTGAGCAGGACAAGCTGGCTGATATATTCAAGGATGTGAACGACAAAGTCGGCGATTTTTTGCTCAACGGCGGCGGAGAGTTGCAGGACTTCTTCAAAACCATCGCGCCTAAAATTGGCGTGACTGCCGAGCAGTTTCGGAACCTCTCGGGCCCCCAGTCGTTGCAGTTGTTCACGTCCAGCCTGCAAAAAGCAGGGCTGAGCCAGGCAGAAATGACGCAGCAAATGGAGTCGCTGGCGGACGATGCAACATTGCTCCTGCCTCTATTGCGGGACAACGGTGCGGCGTTCAAGGTGCTGGGCGAATCAGCCCAGGAAGCTGGCGCAATCATGGACGAGAAAACCATCAAGGCCACTCAGGGCTTGGCGGCTGCCAGCTGGCTCGCAGAGCAATCCCTGGCAGGGATCAAGAATCAAGTTGCGGCATCGCTGATGCCGACGCTGAGCGATTACGCGGACATTCTTTTCGGTCTGAGCAAGGACACCGCCTCGGTTTCTGCGTTTTCCGATGGCCTCAATACCATTCTCAAGTTTACTGCGAAAACTGCGGTTGGCATTGCGTACACCTTTGAGCTGCTAGGTAAATCCATTGCTGGCCTCGTTGCGATCGTAGTAGGCGCTTTTGATGGGGTGGATTTTTCCAGCCCGATCGATGCAATCAACAAAATTGGCGAAAACTCATCCCGTATGGCGTCGATCGTCGGCGATGACTTGGATGGGTTGGACAAAAAATACAACGACCTCTGGGGGCGAATCGACCAGGCGGGTTCGAGCGGACAGGCAAGCGGGCACCTGAAAGAAATCGCTGATGCATTGAATGCGGTGGGAGTGGCGGGGCGACCGGGCACTTTTAAAGCGCTGACCAAGGATCAACAGGATGCGGCCAAGGCGGCGGAGGCTACAGCAAAGAAATTGCAGGGTGTCTTCGATACCACTGAAGAGGGCTACGAGCGTCAAATCGAGCTGATCAATACGTCAAACGACGCCAGGAAAAATGCTACCGAGATCGCCAAACTTCAGTTTGAGGTCGAGTCCGGCAAGCTGTTTGGCATCAACGCTCAGCAGCAGAAGCGCCTCGAGGGGTTGGCTGCTGAACTGGACGGCTTGAACAAGCTGAAGCAGGCCAATGAAGACGCTGCAAAACTGGTTTCCTTCGGCGATAAGCTCACAGACAGCAATCAGACGTTCAAACAAGGGTTTGAGGTTGAGTTGGCTGGTGCTGGTTCAGGCGACAAACTTAAAGAGCGCCTGCAAGCCAACCTCGAGATTCAGCAGGACTACAACAAACAGGCTGCAGACCTACAGAAACAGCTCAACGGTGGAGACATTACCCAGGGGTTGTATGACAAAGAATCCCAAATGCTCAGCAAGGCGCTCGCTGAACGGATGGTGATCCAGGAGGACTATTACAAGGGTCAGGACGAAGCTCAGAAAAACTGGGTGGACGGGGCCTCAGCCGCGTTTAACAACTATGTCGACCAGGCTCGGGATCTGGCCAGCCAAACCCAGAATGTTTTCACCTCTCTGTATGACGGTCTTACCGACGCTGCTGTTGAGTGGGCATTCGGTGCGGATCAAACGTTTGAAGACGTAGCTGTCAGTTTCGCAAAGATGATCGCGGAAATGGCTGTGCAGGCAGCCGCTGCCCAGACCTTCGCCGGTATATCCAGTGGTGTCTCTGGGGTGTTCAGCAGCGGCGCGGCTTCTGCAGGCAGCACCGCTGCCGGTTACAGCAGTGCCTACGGGTTTTCCGATGGTGGCTATACCGGGGATGGCGGAAAAAACGAGCCAATGGGTGTTGTGCACGGGGGCGAAGTTGTAATCCGCAAAGAGGTCGTCGAGCAGCCAGGTATGAGGCGTTATCTAGAGCAGCTCAATAAGGACGGCAAGGGGTACGCCGATGGTGGTTACGTCGGCGGCAGTTCGGGATCCTCTACAGCGTCGCCTGCTGGACAGGTTTTGATCCAGCAAACAATTCAGGTCTCCGATTCGGCTGGGGGAACTGCATCACAACAGGACACGCAGGCGCTTGGGCAGGCGTACGCCGATGTGGCCAAGCGCGGAGCTCAGCAGGAAATTGCGAAAGAACTGCAAGTTGGCGGACAAATATGGAGGCTCGTAAATGGCCGTTGAGACGTTCACATGGTGTCCGAGAGTTGAGCCGACCAGCTCGCCAGAGTATCGGGTGCGTGCTTCGAAGTTCGGCGACGGATATGAGCAGGTCGTCGGCGACGGCATCAACAGCCGCGTCGACAGCTGGCCACTCACTTTTGTCGCGCGTGAAGCGGTAGCCCTTCAGATAAAAGCGTTTCTTGATCGGCATGGTGGTTTCAAGTCCTTCCTCTGGACCCCGCCGCTCGGTCAGCTCAGTTTCTTTCGTGCCACAGCGCCGACAATCACCCCAAATGGGGCGGGGATTTTCACCCTCAGCACCACCTTCACCCAATCATTCCTCCCATAAGGGGCATACATGCCGCTGATCAGTGATATCCAGGTGCTTGAGCCTGGCAGCGAAGTGCTGCTCTTTGAATTGGATGGCACGGACTACGGCGCAGACATTTTGCGCTTTCACGGACATTCGATTCCACACACGCCGGCCGAGATCATTGCCGCCGGCGCCAATGCCGATCTGCTCCCCGCGAAAGCGATTTGGTGGCAGGGCAACGAGTACGGCGCCTGGCCGGTGCAGATTGACGGCATCGAGGCCAACGGTGACGGTACAGCTGTACGACCAACACTGTCGGTGGGCAACGTCAACGGGCGCATCACCGCGCTCTGCCTCGCCTTCGATGACCTACTCGAGTTCAAGCTGACCATGCGTCACACGCTGGGCACGTACCTGGACGCGCAGAACTTTCCAACCGGCAACCCGACTGCTGATCCGACCCAAGAGACGATTGAGGTCTGGTATGTCGACCAGAAAAGGAATGAAGACGGTGAAAATGTCAGCTGGGAGTTGGCCAGCCCGGGCGATGTCGGCGGGGAGTCCATCGGCCGGCAGGCAACGACGCTATGCCATTGGTGCCTAACCGGCGGATATCGAGGGCCAAGCTGCGGTTACACCGGCGGCTATGTCACGAAGGATGGCGTTCCGACCGACAACCCGGAACTAGACGAGTGCGATGCGACTCTTGCCCGCGGCTGCGAGCCTCGCTTCGGAATTGGGAACCCGTTGCCGTTCGGTGGTTTCCCTGCCGTTTCCCTGATCGCACGGAGTTGATCATGCGCAAGCACATATTGAGCGCGATCCAGTCCCATGCTGCCGCCGAGTATCCGAAAGAGTGTTGCGGGCTGCTGCTGGCCATTGGTCGAAAGCAGCAGTACTTCCCGTGCAGCAATATAGCTTCCGATCCAAAAGAAGAGTTTCGAATCGACCCGGAGCAATACGCCGAGGCAGAGGATATCGGCGAGGTGATCGGCATTGTCCATTCGCACCCTGACGCCACCAGCCGCCCGTCACCGCGTGACCTGGCCATGTGCGAGGCGACCGAACTGCCGTGGCACATCCTGAGCTGGCCGGAAGGCGACTTGCGAACGGTTATGCCGAGCGGTGATGTTCCGCTGCTGAAGCGCCCGTTCGTGCACGGTGCCTGGGACTGCTGGCAGGTCTGTGCTGATTGGTACAAGCGTGAGTGGGGGCTTGAATTCGAAGCCTTCAAGCGCGCCGATGGGTGGTGGGAAAACAAGGAAAACGCCAGCCTGTACGAGGCGAACTATGAGGCAGCCGGTTTCTACAGGGTTGATCAGCCGCAGCGCGGCGACATGATCGTGATGGAAGTAGGGCGGACGGTTTATCCGAACCACGCCGGGATATTTCTCGGCAGTGATCCGTCACTACCCGGCGAGGACGCAGCAACCTTCGGCCCTGGGCCGTTCCTGCTGCACCACCTGTACGGACGCCCGAGCGAGATCATCGTATTCGGCGGTCCTTGGCTACAACGAACGCGATTGGTGCTCAGACATAACGATAGTGTCAAAAGGACGGCGTAGTGATCGGGGGGATTCCCGCTCCGATAAGCACCCGTTTCATCATCTGATTTAGCGAATGATTTAGCGGCAGTTGATCAAATATGAGTAACGGTTATAATTGGTTGACATCAGTGTCAAAGCCGAATGGCTGACTTGGTGCTTTCTCCGACCCAATGGGCGAGCAAAAACATGGCAAGTACTGAAATCCGTACGGATGGTAAAAAGACTAATCTTAGCGCTTTTGAACGCAAGATGGCCCGTCAGCGCCCCGAATTTATCCCTCAGGATGTAATGGATAAAGTCGCCCGCGAGCATGCTGCGTTTTTCAGATCAATGGATATGGGGAAGACCCTCACACCATGACAGCTGTTGTTGTGAGTAGGAAGCTCACGCTATCAATTGGCCGAGAAGCAGCTCAAACGTACGCGGACGAATTCTCTCTCTGGAAGCAGGGAGGGATTGGGCCCGGCGATTTTTTTGGGAAAACCACTCCGTTTGTAGCTCCTCCGGCGATCAAAGGTGTACTTGAGAAAGTTCATCTGGAGAACGAAGGGGTATCTCGACGCTGGGACTCGATGCTGAAAGAAGGGATCGACGATCCCCAGGCATATACATCAGACAAGATCCTAGTTTTTGGGCGGATGTGGGACGTAAAGCTCAGTCCGTACATGCTGGTCACCATTCTTGACCCTGGTCATGACCAAATGAAGGACTGGCCTATGCTTGCCGGCGTCGGTGCATACTTTGGCGCCGAAAGTGCAGCTTTCGCCAGAGCGTATCCCAGCACAGCTTGGGTAACATCAGGATTCCCTGCCTAAACGCCCAGCCTTGTGCTGGGCTTTTTCATTTCGGTCCACCCCGGTGATAATCTTGCAGCCTTTCCCACAGGAGTGACCTGCATGAAATTGATCGTAGGGGTGTTGGCTGTTGCGTTGCTGGCGGGGTGTTCGACCTCTCCCACGCCTTCGAGTGAAGCTAAACAGGCTCCGCCAAGTCAGTTAATGGCGTATCAGATTAAGCCGGCAGGGGCTTTTGGCGTGCTCCAGGTCATTCGGGACTCCGGCCACACTGGCAGCATGTGCTCCATGGCCGTGTTCATTGACGGGAAACAGGCGGCGCGTCTAGACGCCGGTCAAAAAGCATCGTTCTATTTGCCGCCTGAGACAGTGTCAGTGGGGGCGGCATATACCGGATCCGGCATGTGCTCAATGGGCGCTGATCGGGTCGAGCGGGAAGCGACTGTAAAAGATGGTGCTGTGAAGAAATATCGAGTGTTTACCGGCGGTGATGGGCAGATAGACATACTCCCCACAACGCTTTGAAATTGGCCGCCTCCGGGCGGTTTTTTTATTGTCCGGAGAACAGTATGTGTTCAGCAATCGCTTACACCCCGGTGACGAGAGTTATGCTTTCGGGCTCACTGGCGAAAAAGTTTTTCCGCAGCAAGCCATACCACTTGGATGGCGGATCAACCGCAGAAGTGTTCCGAGCACTCAATGCGACTAACGATGGCTTTGCCGAGGAAATAAGACGGCTTGAGCGTCTCGGGTTGAAGTTCGCAATCTTCCGTAACCGTAAGAACATCGGAATGGATGACTTGGATCTTGGTGGGACAAGGGAGATTCGTATCGTTCCAGTGATTGGAGGCAGCAAGCGAGAAGGTGGCCTTCAGACGATCATCGGCACGGTAATGATCGCCGCCGCCTATGTGCTTTCGTTCACGCCATTCGCGGCAGCATCCCCGTTTCTATATACAGCCGGCACAGCCATGGTCGCAGGTGGCGTCGTTCAGTTGCTCAGCCCCCAGCAGGGCGGCCTCAAGCAAAGCTCTTCACCCGAAAACGCCCCGTCCTATGCATTCGGTAGCGCCAAGAACACCACGGCCAGCGGCAACCCCGTGCCGATCTGCATCGGTGACCGTCGGTGGGGCGGCATGATCATTTCCGCCTCGATCTACGCGGAAGACAAAGTGTAATCAGCACACAGCAAGCCGGCCGCCCATGAGGCGGTTTTTTTATGTCTGGAGAAAAGCATGGGCGCAGCATTAAAGATGGACATCCACGGCGAGAAAGGCGGCAGCAGCAAGCCGAAGTCGCCGGTTGAGGCCAGCGACAGCCTGCGCTCTACCAACCTGGCCAAGCTCCTGATCGCCGTGGGCGAGGGTGAGTTTGACGAAGTCCCGACCGACTACAGCATCTTCCTCGACAACACCCCGATCCGTGATGCCAGCGGCAACTACAACTTCCCGAACGTGAAGTGGGATTGGCGCTCGGGCTCCGTGGATCAGACCTACATCCCTGGCATTCCTGCTGTAGAGAACGAAACCTCGCTGAACGTTGAGCTGCGCAGCGATGCGCCGTGGGTGCGTTCGATCAGCAACACCCAATTGTCGGCCATCCGTATGCGCTTCGCGTGGCCGGCCCTGCAACAGCAAGACGACGAAGGCAATGTCGGCGGCTATCGCATCGAGTACGCCATTGATCTGGCTACGGATGGCGGGGCTTATCAGCAGGTTTATCCCGACGCCGTGGACGGCAAGACCACCACTCGCTACGAGCGCTCAATTCGTGTTGATCTGCCTGAAGCCACCACTGGCTGGCAGATCCGCGTCCGTCGCCTGACACCGAACCAGAACAGCAACAAGATTGCCGACACCATGCTGATCGCTGGTTACACCGAAGTGATCGACGCCAAGCTGCGCTACCCGAACACCGCGCTGCTCTACATCGAGTTCGACGCCGAGCAGTTCACCAATATTTCAGCCGTCACTGTGCGTTGCCGTGCACGCAAGTGGCAGGTGCCGAGCAATTACGACCCGATCACCCGGACTTATACCGGCACTTGGGACGGCACCATGAAGCAGGCGTGGACCAACAACCCCGCCTGGATCACCTACGGCATCTGCACCGAAGACCGTTTCGGCCTCGGCAAGCGCATCAAGTCGTTCATGGTCGACAAGTGGGAGCTGTACCGAATTTCGCAATACTGCGATCAGTTGGTGCCGAACGGCCTTGGCGACGTCGAGCCCCGCTTTCTGTGTGACATGAACCTTCAGGGCAAGGCTGATGCCTGGTCGTTATTGCGCGATATCGCCGCCATTTACCGAGGCATGACCTACTGGGCCCAGGGCCAGCTGGTGATGCAAGCCGACATGCCGCGAGCGCAGGACTTCGACTACGTTTTCACCCGGGCGAACGTCATCGACGGGAAGTTCTCCTACGGCAGCGCCTCAGCCAAAACCCGCTACACCCGTGCGCTGGTCAGCTATGACAATCCGGCGAACAATTACGATACCGACGTCATCCCATTCGCGGACCTTGGCCTTCAGCGCCGCATGGGCGACAAGCCCATCGAGCTTAGTGCCATCGGCTGCACCCGTGCGTCCGAGGCCCAGCGCCGCGGTAAGTGGGCGATCCTGAGCAACAACCAAGACCGCACCGTGTCGTTCAAAACTGGCATGGAGGGCGTGATTCCGCTCCCTGGCCACATCATTTCTGTAGCGGATTCGTTGTTGGCTGGGCGCGAAGTGGGCGGACGCATATCGGCGGCTGCTGGACGAGTCGTGACGCTCGACCGTGACACTCAGGCCAAGGTCGGTGATCGTCTGATTATCAACTTGCCGGGTGGGCTGGCCGAAGGCCGCACCGTGCAAAGCGTGAGCGGCCGCGACGTGACCGTCACCACCAGCTACAGCGATGCGCCGCGCGCCCAGCTTCAATGGGCACTCGATGCCGATGATCTGGCAATCCCGCTGTATCGCGTGCTGAGCACCCGGCGCACGACCGAAGGCGACTTCGAAATCAGCGCCTTGCAATACAACCCAAGCAAGTTTGCATTCATCGACACCGGTGCTCGCCTGGAAGAGCGGCCAATCAGCGTCATCCCGATCACTGTGGTTCCGGCGCCGGCTAGCGTAACGCTGACATCAAGCTCGGTCGTGTCCCAAGGCATCGCCGTCGCAACCATGTCCATTACCTGGCCAGCAGTTAACGGCGCCGTCGGGTATGACGTCGAATGGCGCAAGGACAGCGGCAACTGGATCAAGCTGCCGCGGACCGGCATGACCAGCGTCGATGTTGTCGGTATATATGCCGGTGCTTATGTGGCCCGCGTCCGTGCCGTGAGCGCGTTCGATATCTCGTCGGTGTGGCGTGCCTCGATTCTGACCAATCTCACCGGCAAGCAAGGGTTGCCGCCGGCGGTGTCGTTCCTCACGGCCACGCCGCTGCTGTTCGGCATCTATTTGAAGTGGGGATTTCCGGCCGGTGCCGAGGACACGCAACGAACTGAAATCTGGTACGGGCCAACCACCAGTCTGGAAGCAGCCACCAAGCTGACAGACCTGTCGTACCCCCAAAGCGATTTCTCCATGCTCGGCCTGGCTGCGGGGGTCACGTTCTACTTCTGGGCGCGGCTGTTTGATCGGATCGGCAATACCGGGCCGTGGTATCCGATCGGGATGGGCGTTCAGGGTCAGTCGAGTGCTGACGCCGAAGCCATTCTGGAGATGCTTGCCGGTCAGATCACCGAAACGGAACTCGGCGAAGACCTGCTGGCGGAAATCCAGAAGATCCCGGGGCTTCAGGCGCAGATCGACGCGCTGGATGGTCTGAAGGGCTACGACCCTGCAATCACCTACGTCGAGTACGACATGGTGGTCCAGGGCAAGCGGATCTATCAGGCGACCGGCAACGTGCCGATCGATACGCCGCCGCCGAACCCGGCTTATTGGCTCGATGTTGGCCAGACGGTGGAAACAGCCAACGGCTTGGCGCAGCAGGTGGCCACCAATACCGCCGAGATAACTGTGATTGACGGCGAAGTCACTGCTCAAGCGACGGCATTTCAGGCATTACGCGCATCTTCGCGAGACGACAACGGGGGAGGGGATCTTGCAGATGCGATGAAGGGGTGGACCAGTACTGCCTCGATTGCTACCGAAGAGAAAGTGCGGACCTCTGAAAACTTTGCGATGGCTCAGCGACAAACCACGCTCGATGCAAAGGTGGCTGAGAACGCGGCGAACATTACCAGTTTGGAACAGGTGGTCGTCACTAACGATTCAGCGCTATCCACAAAGATCGACCAGGTTAGCGTGTCAGTAGTGCAGAACACCTCGGATATTGGAGCGAACAGTTCTGCGATCAGCACTAACACTGCGGCGATCCAGCAGACAGCCACAGCCTTTGCAGACACCAACGGCAAGCTGTCCACCATGTGGTCGGTGAAAATGCAGGTCACTGGTGGAGGGCAGTACGTCGCGGCCGGCATCGGGCTGGGCATCGAGAATACCGGTGCCGGTCTACAAAGCCAGTTTCTGGTCAGCGCTGATCGGTTCGCCGTCGTCAACACCATTGCCGGTGGCACCGTCTCGGTACCGTTTGCGGTGCAGGGCGGGCAGGTGTTCATCAACCAGGCGTTCATCGCTGATGGCACGATAACCAATGCCAAGATCGGCAGCTACATCAGCTCCACCAACTATATCGCCGGTCAACAGGGCTGGATTCTCAACAAGGACGGCACATTGGAGATCAACGGCATTGTTCCGGGTCAGGGCCGGCTGGTAATCAATTCGCTGAACGTTTCGGTCTATGACGCCAGCAACGTGTTGCGTGTCCGTCTCGGCTATCTGGGGTGATAAATGGCTTTATTTGGCATGCGTGTCTGGGACGGAAGCGGCAATCTGTCCATGGACACCAACAGCTTCACGTACCAGGTGATCTGGCAAGGCGTCATCGACTTCAGTGGGTCAACGCCCAGCTACACGCTGAACATCCCAGGCTTCAATCCGTCGACCTGCGTATTCATGATCATTCCGACCCGGGCACAGGATGTGCAGTCGGCAGAGAACGATGGCTTGGGAAACATGAAGTCATATCCCTACGTCACAACAGCGGTGGGGCAGGTAGTGGTCCAACCTAAAAATCCATCATCCAGCGCTACTACGCTTCAGACACGGATCGTCGCCAAGGCCTACGCGGTGAGGTTCGCCACATGAGTTTTGGATTTCAGAGCATCAACGACGGCGCATTCATTCAGATCGACTCCGAGGCGCCCAGGCTGTGCATGCTCACCCAAGGGTCGTATTCCGGTAGCGGAACCGCCTCCGGCTCCTTTGCCAGGGCAATCACAAGCCAAGATCCACCACTGGTGTTTATTCGACCAACTCAGACTGGCGTTATTCAGGTGCCGATATCGGTCTGGTTCACTGGAACGCCGGGAAACTGGACCGGCTTCTCGATGAAAGCCTCGGTCGTCGATGCAACCCTCAGCGGGCAGTACTTCGTGGCTGCCTGGGCATCCATGGGAACCGCAGCCTATGGCTTGCGGATATGGGATCAGAGCGCCGCCCTGATCTATGACAGCGGCGCGCCCGCAGTCGTCGTGACCTTTGCCGCGGGCAATTGGGCGTACTTGGGGAGCGAGGTGCTCGTCGTTGGTCGGCGGTACATCTGGTCAATTACCAAGACGCTCGCGTCGGGGGAGTACATCTCGCTGAACCCTTTTGCCATGCATTGCCACAACGATGCATCGGGCGGCGGCTGCGCTTTGGCCGTTGATTACGCCAACGGCAGGATATTGATGTACAGCCTCGCATCAACTGCTTGGACTAACCAAGGGCACCGGTCATTCCTCTGCGCCAAATTACTGGCCTGATCACCTTACATCTGGAGATATTCAATGCCCTGGCACAGATTGGGGACGATTTCTGTCACCCTGAATTCCAGCACCGTGACCGGTGTTGGTACCGGATTTGCTGCAAATACCCGTATCGGCGATGCCTTTATTGGCCCAGACGGACGTCAATACGAGCTTGCAAACGTCGCAAGCGATACGGTCATTTCGATCACTCCGGCCTACCTTGGGCCGACGGCATCTGGCGCGACCTACGCGATAGTGCCCGTTCAGGGTTACCAGAAAGGCTTGTCCGATCAGGTGCGCGACTGGGTAAACACTTACGGCTCGAAGATGGCCGCGCTCGGGACGACCGGTAATTACGACATTCTTCCGGTTAATAAGGGTGGTACTGGTGGAACAACCGCCTTGGGAACGGCCGCGTTCCTGACGGCTACAACTTCCAATACCGATTCAACCGTAGGCAGGGCGCTAAAAGTAGGAGACCTGGGCGTCGGCGTGCCAATTGTACTGACATCTCCAAACCTCAACACCCTCGTCTCGAACGGCACCTATTATTGTGATACCCCAACCAACTCCCCAGGCAATGCCAGCGGCTGGCTGGTAGTTACTGGTGTCTCCGCTAACTACGCATCTCAAACCTTTAATGCGCTGAGCACGGGTATTAAATATTGGCGCGAACTAGTAGCAGGTGTATGGGGGAAATGGGACGCCGTTTACAGTTCGCGCAACTCAGTTGGCACCGTCTCGCAGGCAGGTGGCGCCCCTACTGGTGCACTCATGGAATATGTTTCCACGGCTTCCGGAGAAGCCTGGAAGTTTGCATGCGGGCTGATGATTTGCACAAGGACGATATACTCGGGGTCAACGCCAATAACCTCGGCGCTTGGACCGCTCTTCTACTATCCACTCCTGCCCAGGTTCTCGTTTGCGGCAACCTTCGCCGCGTTGCCCGACACAAAGATAACTATCCGTTCATATGGGCCTGTGATCTGGGCCGCAAACGGCAACAGTGACGCAACTACCACGCAGGGTCCGGTTGTCTACCCAATCTGCGTTGGGTCCGTCACCGTAGATATTGAAATTCACCAACTTGCGATAGGGCGGTGGTTCTAATGCGCATTAAATTGACACCATCTCGTCGTGACGATTCTCTTGTCGTAGTTCGCTCAGGAAACATCCTCATGGTTAATGGCGAAGCATTTGATTTTTCGCCAATGGGTGATGGGGACACGCTGCCCCGTTCAGCGATTCAATCGGAGTGGTTTCCCGGCGATGTCGATAAAGTGGATGGCGAGTTGACGCTTACGCTTCTGCTCCCAATCCCTCCAAACTACAGCCCCGAGCAAGCGTTTCCCGTTGACTTGCTAAGCGTTGTTGATGGGCCATTAATCTTCCCCGCGCCGTTGCCTGACAAGTTGATCTCTGTAGATATCGAGGTGCCAACATGAATATCGACTGGAGCCAACTGATCACCAAGTCCATGAAGGACGCCACGGCACAGGCTGCACTACTGGCTAACGCCAAGTCTGAGCTCTCGACTAAAAATGCCAAGTCGGTCGCGCAGATCAAGCGCATACAGGAGAGAGTCGACACGCTCGGCTACGGCATCGACGCCGGCGAGGCAACGGCAGAGGACGAAGCGGAGCAGGCCGCGCTGCTGGTGAACCTCAAAGCCTGGAAAGCCTACAAGTTCGCACTGGGTAAAGTCCCCGTACAGCCAACCTGGTATGCCGCGCCGATCTGGCCGCTGGAGCCAGCTGTTCCGGTGATCGTGGCCGATCCCGATGATCGAGCTGCTGATCTGATGTAACGCGCCGCATTGCACAGCGCACCCGCCACCGAGCGGGTATTTTTTTGCCCGGAGAAAAGCATGACCGTTACTGAAAGAGACCGCGACATCCTCGCTCGAACGCTTTGGGGCGAGGCCCGAGGCGAAGGAGTTGCCGGCCAGATCGCCGTAGCCTGGACCATCCGCAACCGAGTATTCGACGGCAAAGACCGGTCATGGTGGGGCGAAGGCTATGCCGGTGTGTGCCAAAAGCACTACCAGTTCAGTTGCTGGAACAGGAACGACCCGAACTTCGCGTACTTGAGTGGCGCGAAGACGATACCGTTCCGCGAATTGGCTCAAGCTAGGATTGCCGCTGACCAGGTGATCGATGGCAAGGTGCCCGATCCAACCGGTTGCGCCACGCACTATTACGCGACCACCATGCCGAAGGCGCCGACTTGGGTGAAGGGTGCCACACAGACCTTGAAGCTGGGGCACCACGTTTTCTTCAAGGATGTGCCATAAAAGCTCACGCTGTGCCTTTTGTTGAGAAGGCTCGAACCTGCTTTTCAAGCTGATCATTAATGAAGGTGAGGCGTTGAATCTCGCCCAGCTGCACCGTGGTGTCAGCTTCACGGTTTGCCAGCCAAATGCGAGCTTTCGTCAGGTTCGCTGATAGCTGGTCGTTCACTTCAACAAGGCCGGAAATATTTTCCTTCGCTGCTCGAAGCTCCCGTTTAAGCGCCTGAATGTCCTCTTCCAGCATGCTTGCGTAATGCTCGACGGTTTCTAACCTGGTCGGACTGCCCATCCAGTCGCTGGTGTCTTCGATTTCGTAGGGGTCCACGGTAAGGCCTTATTGATACTGTTTGGATATACAGTAATAGAGGCGCAGTGATTGGGCGAGGGTGGAGCGACGAGCAGTAGGATTTGGGGCTTTGTATTCGGTCGGCAGGACGCCGTAGGTGGGATTTTCTGCGGGAAATTCTTCCCCAAAACGCAACCGTTTGGACCAATGTTTATTGGGTTCTAAAGAGTCGCAAAAGGTGTTGATTTTTGGGGCTGCTTTGTAGCTCAAGGCCTTGATTATAAAGGACTTTGGCGATTCCTATACGGCATCCCAGGCTTTGATGCCGCATTTCGGAAATTATTTTGTAGATATTTGACGGACTATTTTCTCAAACGCGTCCTGTGCCTCGTAGAACGAATCCCTGGCAGCCAGCCAGGCAACTAAGTCTTCAGTGGTTGGTGCCACTTTGGCTTGAAGAAAATCCCATTGTTCGCAGTGGTGATCAAAGGCTAGGTTCGCTTTATCCCTTGATTGATCAAGATATTCGGAGGTGGCTGTCATTAGTGCATTCCTTACCGGTTCGAACTGGTTATGAGTCTTCCGGCTCGTCGCCGGAAGTGACCGCATCTTGTACCTATTTTTGTACTACTGACCGTGTAATGCAGGTGAAAACCGGGTGTGCCTGAGTAGGCAAATGCCCGGATTCATTGCCTATTGTTACTTTGCCTTACCCTTTAAAGTCACGGTGTAACTCTGTGCGAGCAAAGCTTAGTATACTCGTTACCCCGCAGCGGTATTTAAATAGCCATACTCAGCGATAAGCTGTCGAATCTCCTTTGCATCTTCTGGGTAGTCGATTTCGAGCTTTACAAGCCGTTTTTCAATAAAGCCTTGTAGCTCCTCATCGAGTGAATTTTTTAACTCGATGAAGTCGGTTTTGATTACACGCTTGAGCTCCATGATAAAGTCTTCGATATGCCATTCTACTCCAGAGAGTAGTGCGGCATCTAAGCCCTGTAGAGCACTAATTAGCACATTTGCAGGGACTTTCCTGATATCCCAAATCAGCGTTTCCGCTTTGCGAAGCTCTGCTTTCAAACCGGATTGTATTTTTTCAAGGTTATCTACCTTTGTCTCAAGCTTAGTCGTCCCTGAGAGCAATTGATCAAATTTCCCCTCAAGCGAAAGTCTTACGGTTTCAAACTGAGATCTAACTTCGGCAGCTTGATTTAGCATTCTGTTTAGATCTTGTTGACTCCTTGCCTCTTGTACATTCGCCATCTCTTGGCCTGCTTTGGTAAGACTGGTATCCATCTCGGATCGAAATATTTTTATTTTGGCATCGTAGTCTGCCTGTATTCTTTGTACATCCTTTTCATGGAGTTTAAAGTTGGTGAAAAGGCTAGCGCCAACTAACAATATCACTACGCTCACTACTGCACTAAGGGACCAGATAACGATCGAAATTAATGAGTTTTGAAAGTCGGCGATAAGTAAATTTTTTTCTTTCAATATCTTCAGTTCGGTCTCGACAGCTGATTCGATTTTGTCAGTTTTAGGGTTGGCAGGTGATATAGATGGGGCATTGTTGTTCGTCTCTGAGGCTTTAACTGGGCGCTCGTTGGTAGACGGTAAGGCGGAGGAAATCTGGTTTGCAGTTGACACTTCTCCCAAGCATAACAAAGCCCCAATACTAAGCAACAAAGTTAGCGCGGTTGATCGACAGCGTTTAATCATTTTTAGCTCCCTGCGAGTTTTCCGCGAGAATAACACCACAAAGTGGCCTATGTGAAAACTAGGTATCCATCCGGCGCCATCATCACCATGAGGGTCATCTTGATAAATTCTTCATTCTTATCGATGGCTTCCAGGGCGCGGCGCACGTTGTCGGCTACCTCCGCTGATCCTCTATGCTCAACTCAAAGTGTCAGCTCCATGATGGCGGCTTCCAAGGCGAGTTGGTTTTCGTTGATCTTGAATAGCCGGGAAGGGAGTAGGTCTGAGTTGGGCATCGCGATTTCCTCCGTGAAAGAGATCAGCGTAGCAATCAAAAAAACTTCTCGGAGGGTTGGGTTGATCGCGTGGCAGAACGCCAGGGCAGGGAGCGTAGGAATATACAACGCTAAGGTATTGATTCTTAAGGGCAACGTGGCTGTTTTTCAACTGCCTTAAAACGCCTATTTGCCGTTATGGATCAACAGCTTGCATGGGTTTAGGGGTCACCTTGCCATGGTGGCGTTTCTTTTTAGGCGCATCATGATCGCTGGGGTTGAGCATCACCGTGGTAAATCGTATGTTGTGGGTTATCAGTAACGCTGCGCGCTGCAATCGCACGCTCAATTGCCGCACGTATTGGCGGTTGACACTCTGAATACTTCATACCTCGGCCAGAGGGATGCTTGATGTAGGCAATTTCGAATCCCGCAGGAAGGGTGGGAAGGTACTTTTTGAGTTCCTTTCCGAGAATAACAAGCACTTCTGGTTCCACCTCTTTGAGCACTTTGAGCAGTACTGTTGCCCCCGTGTCCCACATCGCAGCTGTCGGCCTTTGACGAGCTTTGCCACCAACAATCGCCTGCACGTAGTTGCAAAACACGACTGAATTCCAAAATGCTCTTTTGCTAGCCACTGAGTATGTCCCGCGCTTCGTATCAAGCGAGACGAGGCGCTGGATTACGCTGAAAAATCTCCGTCGCTCAGTGATTGCGTAGCGCCCAACGATGTAATTCGTGAAGTCCAACCTCGCATCGGTGGGCTTGCCGTAATGCGACTCACCGAGAATCATAATTCTGCAATTGTGCTCGCTGCCGGCCTGGTAGTTGGCGCCAATCCATGGTTGAAAAACTCTTTCCATTTCCATCTCACTATGTACGGCTCGAACATGCTTCGTACGTGTTGTTGTAGACGTATCTAAACCAGCCAAGGGTAGCCGGCTGTTTCACGTTGCCTTTTTTGGGGAGGACTGACAAGTGGGGAGTACTACGGAACGTGCGCAAAACCTCCGCTGGAGGCCCCGTGTTTCCGTTTGCATAAGCACAAAAAAGAGGATGTTTTGCCACTACCAAATAGGGGTTTTATCCTTATAAAGCAATTGCTTATGTCACTATGGTTCCCAGCATGGGGTGCTAGGGGTCGAGTGTTCGAATCACTCCGTCCCGACCATATTTTTCAATGACTTAGCCCAATCTGAAAAGATTGGGCTTTTTCATTTCTGGCTTAGGGGTAAACGTAGGGGTAAACACACGCCTTCCTTTTGGAAGTCGATGCGCGCAAATATTTGATTTAGCTGCTGATAAGGAAGTGGTTCAGCTGCAGCGCGGCATGCGCAACGTGCTGTTGATCCTAAGCCCAATGGTTCGCCGCAGTACCTGCTCCGCCAGTTCAGCATCAGCGATGCAGATCCGTCCGCTCTCCGTCACGCCGAAAAGTGATTCAGGAATTCGACCCTGGTTGCGCGCCTGAATGATGGCGGCTTTTGATATGCCGATGCGTCGGGCGATCTCAGTGATGGTGCATCGCATGACACTTCACCTCGCGGCTACTTTCTGGAAGCGTATCTCAGATGATAGCTTTTTCGTATTGCGAGACTTGGCGCGGGCTAAGTCCTAACCAACTTCAATTAAATAATCCCTAACATATTTGGCCATCCGTGAGCGGCAGCAGCCCAGTCATAGTTGCCGGTCAGCATCGGCTGAAATTGGCCGATTTTTGCCTGTCGCGAAGGGCCGCAGTCGGACCCTTAGCTGCCGTTGGTCAAAGGCAGAAAACGGCTGTGGATTCAACTGGTCAATGCGTTTTTGGTTTAGCCCGTTGCTTGCCCATGACAACACTGGCACGACGGCCATTGGCAGGATCGATATACGATCGGCGCCCGGATGATTACCACTAAGATCGCCGCTAAGGCGAAGTGACTTCACTAAAGGGGATAGATTTTTCTGAAAGTACATCTGTCTTTTTCCTTTTCAATCCGTCCCCACTGTCGCTCCCTTCATTTTTTCCATTGTTATCGACGTTCGCCCCAGTGCATCACGCAGCCAGGTCCCGGCTTTACCCGAGCGCAAACTTGAAGACCAGACCAGGTCGACGCCCACTTTCCAGTCAGTGCACGGGTAAGCCTCCAGCTGCAGTTCCACAAACTCCCCATTGCGACCCAGGGCCTGCATTAATTGCCTGGGCACTGTGGCCCAGCCCATGCCGGCGCGCAGCATGTCCATCAAGGTCAAATAGCTTTCGACTCGCCAATGGTTGGGCGAGTTGAGGTATTCGCTGGTGGGCAAGCGGTCCTGGAAGGGCAGGTAGATCAACTGACGGTAGTTGCTCAACTGGTTGAAGCTGACCGTGGGCATCCCGGCCAGCGGATGGTCGCGGCAGGCGACGTTGCTGAAAGTAATGCTGCCAAGGCGTATGAACTGCAGGTTCCTCGGGTAATGGGGGCGCGTGCACATCACCCCAAACAAGACCTTTTTCTCCTCGATCATCGCCAGGGCGCCCTGCCCGGAAGGGTGTAGCACGGTCAGATCAACATGGGTGAAGCGCCGGGAAAACTCTTCCAGCACAGGCGCGAGGGATTCATAAGGAATCGCCTCGTCGATGCTGATCACCAACTCGGTCTCTAACTCCTCCGCCAAGCTGCTGGCACGATTTTCCATGTTGAAGCACTGGCCCAGGATGGCCTCGGCATCACGCAATAAAGCCCGGCCTTCATTGGTCAATTGCGGATAGCGCTGGCTGCGGTCGAACAGGGTGATCCCCAGATCGATTTCCAGATTGCCCACGGAAATGCTCACTGCGGATTGCGACTTGCCCAGTTTGCGTGCCGCCGCCGAAAACGAGCGCTCGCTGACCACCGCTGAAAATGCCGCCAGTTGTTCGAGGGACAACCTCATCGCTGCTCCATTAAAAAAATCAATAGGACCCATTTTTACAACGGGTACGGCTAGGCGCATGTTGGCTGCGCGCTACCCATAACCACAATAACTATTTAACTCATCACTGCCTCGACAACACTTTTCAGGAGAGGACACATGACCCATAGCGTGCACCCAGTCGATCAGCGCCTGCCGCTGATACAAACGGCAGTACTCGGTTTCCAGCATGTGCTGGTGATGTATTCGGCGTGCATCATCGTGCCACTGATTCTCGGCGCGGCACTCAGGCTTCCCAAGGACCAGTTGACCCTCATCATCAATGCCGACCTGTTTGCTGCGGGCCTGGCCACGCTCTTGCAGTGCGCGGGCAACCGATTCTTCGGCATCCAGCTACCGATCATGATGGGAGTGACCTTCGCCTCGGTCACGCCGATGATCGCCATCGCCCTGACACCCGGCATCGGCCTGCCGGGTGTGTATGGTGCGATCATCGCGTCGGGGCTGTTCGGCCTGCTGTTCGCGCCGGTCATGGGCCGACTCATGCGCTATTTCCCGCCGGTGGTGACCGGGACTGTGCTGTTGGTGATCGGCATCAGCCTTATGCGCGTCGGCATCGACTGGTCCGCAGGGGGCCAACCGACCCTGGCCAATGGCGGGCCCAACCCGGATTACGGCAATCCGGTCTACCTGGCCATCTCCTTGGCCCAGTTGCTGTTGATCTTGGGGCTCAACCGTTTCGCCAAGGGCTTCATTGCCAATATTGCGGTTTTACTGGGTGTCCTGGTCGGCTTCGTCATTGCCTTCATTCGCGGCGATATCGTTCTTGATGGCATTGCTCAAACCCCCTGGTTCTCCACCATCACCCCCTTTGCCTTTGGCCTGCCAACTTTCGATGTCGTGGCGGTGGTTTCCATGTGCATGGTGATGCTGGTGACCATGGTCGAATCGACCGGGATGTTCCTGGCGCTGGGCAACATGGTTGGCCGGTCGACTACTCGGGAGCGCCTGGTGCGCGGCCTGCGAGCCGATGGCATGGGCGCCATCCTCGGCGGCGTGTTCAACGCATTTCCCTACACTTCGTTCTCCCAGAACATCGGCCTGATTACCATGACCGGGGTCAAGAGCCGCTACGTGTGCATGGCCGGTGCGCTGATCCTCATCGGCCTCGGGCTCTTCCCCAAGCTGGCCTATATCGTCGCCTCTACACCGCAATACGTGCTCGGCGCCGCCGGCATGGTGATGTTCGGCATGGTCACGCTGATGGGCGTGCGCATCCTCGCTACCGTCGACTTCGAGGAGTCGCGCTACAACCTGCTGATCGCCGCCACCAGCGTCGGCATCGGCATGATCCCGATGGTCTCGCCGCTGTACTTTCACCACCTGCCCCAATGGAGCCGGGTGTTCACCGAAAGCGGAATCATCCTCACCGTCGTCACGGCGCTGATCCTTAACCTTGTGTTCAACGGCCCCACCCAGCCAGAAGAAGCCGAGGTCAGTGCAGCCCGTTCCGCGGTACTGGGCGAAAGCTGAGACCCATCTTTTAAAAAACACTCAATAAAAGGTCAAGCATGATGATCAGCGAACTCCTGCGGGCAGACGTAGTGCTCACGATGGACGCCCATAACACCGTCATCGAAGATGGCGCCGTATTGATCACCGACGGCGTGATTGCCGATGTCGGACCGGCGAACGTACTGCTCGCCCGGCATCCCCTGGCCAAGGTCCGGCGCCTGACCGACCGGCTGCTGATGCCCGGCCTGGTCAACACCCATTGCCACTCCGGCATCCTTCGCGGCACGGCGGAAGGGCTACCGGTGTGGGACTGGCTGCAGCAGTACATCGACCCCATGCACCGCGTCCTGCTCCCTGCCGAAGCGCACCTGGCGTCCATGCTCTGCTACAGCGAGGCCCTGCTGTCCGGCACCACGACCATCGTCGACATGTGGCGCTACATGCACGGCAGCGCCGAAGCGGCCAATGAACTGGGGATACGCGCCGTGCTGGTG